GCAGGAATAAGTTACGATACGTTGGTCACACAAATTAGAAACTATACGGAAGTAGACTCTAATGTGTTAACAACAGATATTTTAGAAAATATAATTTTAAACGCTCAACAAAGAATTTTTTTAGACATCCCAATGGATTCTGATAGATTTGCATCACAAGGCACGTTTGTTGCAGATGATAATACTATTAATGTTCCTGCAGGGGCATTTTTTATAAGAGGGATAGAAGTATTTAACTCTACTGCTAACACAAATGGGGCCGGTCAATGGTTAGAGAAAAAAGATCAAACATATATTTCAGAGTATGTAGGAAAACTAACAGGACCAGAAGGATCTCAAACAGGTCAAGATGTTACGGGTTTACCTAAATATTATGCTATGTTTGGTGGAGCTACAGGCCTAAGTTCAACTACATCTGGAGGTCTTTATTTGGCACCTACACCAGATGCTAATTACTTATATAATATATATTACAACAAAATGCCTAATACTTTAGAGTCTAGTAATCAAACTAATTATGTTAGTCTACATTTTCCTCAAGGACTTCTATATGCCTGCTTGGTAGAAGCTTACGGGTTTTTAAAAGGCCCAATGGATATGTTGACATTATATGAAAATAAATATAAACAAGAGGTACAGAAGTTTGCGGGAGCGCAAATTGGTAGACGAAGAAGAGACGACTACACTGATGGAACAATCAGAATACCAGTCAAATCTCCGTCTCCGTAATAAGGAGAAAACACTATGGCAATATCATCAGCGATTTGTTCAAGCTTTAAACAAGAACTATTACAAGGTA